AAGTTTCTTTATATTTTATTTTATCTAGCACAACAAGTTAAATTAATATCAATAGGCGGTACTGGTATTGATGTTGGTAGTACAGGTGAAAAAATTCCATCATGGTCTTTTGGAATATTTTTACCAAGCAGCGGAGGTTCTGACGCTTGTTTGCTTTGTGCCAATTCTGCACAGATTACCGTAGCGTATAAATCAAGTGGTGTTTGGGTCTCTTGTAAAAGAATCGGATAAAATGATCAGTCTATGGAGATTTTCAGGCAACCAATTTCCAATCAGTCCATATTCCTCCGCCCAGAGCCCTAACAGATATGTGCATGTCATGAATTGCAATTACATTCATGAAGTTTGTATTTCCGTTCGAAGTAAACGCGATTGCATCAACCCATATTTCATCCGAATTGCTTGGAGAGTTTTTAGCTGTGAATCCAGAATATATGCCTGGAGCAGAAATGTTATTCCAGTCTGTTAAATTTAAATTATATGTGTTATTGAAGCTATTCCCATTTAATATAAAAATCCACTCTTCAGATTTTCTTCATCCTTTCCCATTTTTTCTCTCTTTTTTCGCAACGCATAATAGACTGTCATTTCTGGCAGTCTAAAAAATCAATATTGTTTCGTCTACTTATGAAATGTATCGCCTAAATGATGCTTTAACATTTTCTTCCGAAACTGTGACATACATCATAGTTGTATCCGGTTTCTGATGTCCGGCATACATCTGAATTTCCTGCAGTGGAATCCCTCTATTTCCCGCATCTGTCAACAGGGTTCTGCGGAATTTATGTGGATGTGCATGAATCTCCGTTTTCTGGCCCAATGTCCGAAGCATGGATTGAATTGCCTGTTTTCCCAATCTGGTGTGCGGCTTTTTGTTGCTCACAAAGAGGGCGTGATTATTATCTTCTCTGGTTTCCAAATATTTTCTTAAATGATATGCGCAATCATCAGTTAAATATACTCTCCTCTCTTTTTTTCCCTTTTCTCCATATATGATTACCTCTTTATTTCCCCAATCTATATCCTTTCTGTTTAACCTTACAACTTCTCCGATTCTGGCCGCTGTGCTGTATAAGAAAGCCATGATTGCTATATCTCTCTGGCATTCCGCATTACAGCGCAAATGCTCCATTTCAGCCTGTGAAAAAGGTTTCTTAATCATACGCGGTACTTTAATTTTCTTCAAACGTCTCATAGGATTTCTGGATATATATCCTTCATCACTGATCCAGGCAAAGAAACTGCTCAGATACCTTCTGATTGTATCCATATAACTCATGGATATCTTTCGCTGTTCTTGGTACATTGCCAGGTAATAGCGGATATCATTCGTTGTAATATCCTGCAATCTCTTATTCAGTGAAGTTATGAGCCTGGTTACGCAGTCTCTATATCTTTCCAGCGTACCCAGGCTGCAATTCTCAATTCTTTTAGAAGCTATAAATGTCCGAAGTATCTTTTCCCAATGGCTTTCAGAAGTTACCAGTTGGGTACACTCCTGTTGTACTTCAACTCCATGAAACTCTATTGCCATGACATTTTCCAGCTTCTGCAACTGTTCATTTGATAGTATCTCTTGCATTTGCTCCAGTATTTTGTTCTGGATCTGTTCAATATTTGTCATAAAAATACACCTCCTACAGAGCAATTCTGCCATATGAGAGGTGTCTTTACAATTTGTTCATTTCTAAATTAAATGGGAAGAGGGAAATAAATGTTCAATAAATTTTATCCATGTCCGCATCCTTGAGCGTAGTGTTACGTAATTTAAACGATGTAATGTTATTTTCAGTACATAAACCCAGACAACATATAGAGATAAATCGGGTTACATCGTCATTTTTTATGTAAATATGCAAAATATCATCAAGAACTTTGAAACCAACTTTAAAACCGCTATTCGTAAGCCGTTTCACGTTGCAGCGAGATAAATACCCACTAGAGTTTGCCTCATGCCCATAACCAATAACACAAATGCTTTCCCCACAAAATAATGTAAAAGCAGATGTGTTCCACAAATTGAAGCTAAATGTTGCAATTTCATTCCATGTATTAGCATCAGTTATTACCAATGGAGACATATAAGTACAATTCGGTGCCTTACTATTTAATTCATTAATCGCTCCCAGAATTGTTTTGTCGTTCGTTTGAAGCTTTGCAAACACTTTATCGATGATTTTATTAAGGACAAAGTCTGACAGCTTGCTCAGCACACTCTTTTTCATTCCCGTACCATCATTAACCATAAATGCATCAGTATCGGCTAAGGTACCTCGGTCTGTATAATTAATGCTTTCAATTTTTTTGATTGCTTTTCCGGTTGCTTCTGCATCCGCAGCTTTTCCTTTAATAGTTAATGTGTCATCAATACTTGTTTTTATAAAGTTCATTTGTTTTTCTGCTTCTGCTTGCAAATTTTCTGCTGCCGTTTCACCTGTTATCTGAATCTCCGATTTCAGTTGTGTTCCCTCTGCTATATTTTTTCCCAGTGCTGTATTTAAATCTGCTGCCGTTTTATTTGTTGCGTCCAAATTTTTCTTTGTCTGTGTTGCATTTGAATTTGATGTATCCAAAGCTTCTTTTAATGTTTCAGCTTCTCTTATATCTGCCGCAAATGTCTGTTCTGTCTGTTCGTTTTTCGCTACTTTTTCGGTTATATCTGTCTGTGCTTCAAGAATGTCAGCTTTAACCTGATTGTATTCGTTGTTTTCATCTGATACCGCATTAATCGCATTGACAATTGAATCACGGACGTCTCTGCCTTTCTGGGCCTTTGCAATCTGATCCGTATATTTCTTTACATCTGCCACGTTTATTCCTCCTTACCGATAATGCGTTTTGAATATTCCTTTGCTTTAAGATCTCTTACTTCCGCAAGGATAGATGTGAGCATGTAATCCATTAATGAGGCAGGGATTCCACCCTGCACCATTTCTTTAAATATCACGCTCCGAAGCTCTTCTGTTTTCTTGTCCAGGATTGCTCCAAGAGGGAGTACTTCCGAAGTGTCCGATTCGGACATCTTTTTCTCTTCTGGCATATCTTCTTTCATGCTTCTTTCTGTTTCTTTGCTAACTTCGCTCATTGCTCATCCCTCCCTATTTCAAATGTGCTGTTGCGATATATTCTTTAATCGCATCTAAGTGTCCCTGCATTTCTGTATTCATTACCAGAAAGTTTCCTTTATTGTTCTGACTAATAATGTTTCCTGTTTTTTCATCAACTTCGGAATAAGTAAACGCGATTCTGCTTCCCTCTCCGGTTGATAAATTCATAAAACTCGTCAGTACTTTTTTCATGCTACCGCCTCCATCTGATTAATAATGGTTACTCTGTCATTTTCTAATTCGGTTTCGTAATCTGGCCCAGATATTTCTATTTCCTCCGCTGCATAGTCAATATCAAGTTCCTCAACCGCTCTGTCGTATGCCGTTTCGCTTGCATCTGCGAACCTCATATGTTCATAATTTGTCTGCATTGCTTTTATCTCGAAGCTAAATTCTAGCCCCGGCGTTCCTCTAACCACGAAATGAGTGGGTTCTTTTTCTTCCACCCAGCAGTCTCCGTTGCTTCCTTTCTGTAGAAATACATAATATGTTATTTCGGCATTTACGGATTCCTGGAAAATATCATCAAGATCAATCAGGCAAGTCCCATCATCTGATATTGTTGCTTTTCCGATGTCTCCAAAAATAGGCGATGCCATTTCGTAACAATAGAATGCCTGCGTACCGTAGTCTTTTGTGTCAAATATTCTTTTTTTAGTTCCTCTAACACTCAGATCTGAAAGATCGTTTCCGGATCCAGTGTTATAGAAATGTCCTGACGCTTCAATGTGTGATTTCGATACAAGTTTTCCGGATGCCGTTATGGTCGATGATGAAGTAATCGCATTAAAACTCGATGCTGTTGTTGCTTTTATGGATTGTGTTTTCACACTATCAAAAGTACCTATCCCACAATCAATATTTCCAAACAAAGCGGTTGTGGTAGCTCCACCGATCTCTACTGTATTTCTATTAGCTCCTTTATGTGAAATATGATAAGTAGATCCATCTGATATTTTTATTTTCTTTTCTGATGAGTTAATCTCCATCTTGTATGATCCCGTTGCATACGCATACAAGCTGGTAGAATTAATCCAAAAACCTCCAATTTGTCCGCTTATACACTCCATTGAACCATCTGTTAAAATCTTAAAATAACTGTTCGCCGTTACGATTCCATTGAAATCTATTTTCGAAGCATTGATTTTTACTGACTGTGCGGTCTGATTGATTGAGGACGCAATCTCTCCGGCCGATACTTTTGATTCTATTGAACTTTCAGTCTGCGTAATTCGTGATCCAAGCGCGTTCTCTGCATTTGTCGCACGGGTTACCTCTGATGTGATCGAGCCCTCCGCAACAGTAATTCTGGATATTGCCGTCTCTGCAGTTGTTTTTGCACTGTCAGCTGTCTCTTGCGCGCTGTCTGCAGCCGCTTGTGCTGCACTAATATCTTTATCCCGAATCCTTTCCCAAGATACGCTGAAGCTTCCGTTTTTTGTTCCAGAACACTTCCAAAGCAAGTTTATATTGTTTCCGTAATTCCCGTGATTCGGGCTTTCCGGATACGTTCCGGTTGTCAGCTCTGTTACGGTGTAACTCGGCAAAGTTTCTTTCGTTCCTGTTGCTTCTCCCGCAGCTCCTGTCACCGACTCAATTCTGAATCCGTAAAAACTACAGTTAGAGCTATCAGTGTGCCAGTATACATAAAACTCTGATGTCGGTACAAATACAGTAGCTCCGGCAATTGTTGTGCCACCTAATTTTGCGGCGCATGTCATTGTCCCATCATCATCTACGTAATAAATTTTCACATAGTCCCAGTTTACTGCCTCGGTTCTGGAATCATCCGAAAATCTTATATTTAATCCTGCAACCTTGTAAGTGTACCTGTATGCGTATCCCGTATTAATATCATAGTAGTTATCGCCTATATGTGATTTTTTTAATGCATCCGTATCCCAAGCAGATGCCGGTTCGTTCGATGTCGTTGGCGCTCCGGCTCCATAATAATTAGCATTTTTCTGTTCAGCAATCTGTTGCACTGATTTTACCTGCAGTGTGATATTATCTGTTACAAGCTTGATTGCGCTTTCCATTTCATCTGTAGTGGAATAATCTTTTAGCTTTTCGTCTGTTGCATTTACCGCGTTTTTCTCTGCAGTATCAGCTGCATTTTGTCCAGCCTTTACCGCTTCTTCGTATTTCTTTGATACAGACAATGAAATCGAACTTTCAGTCTCTTCTATCAGGGATTTTAATTTTCCCTCTGCCCCCTTTGCCCGGCTCACCTCTGCGGTTATTTTTCCTTCCTGGACACTAATTTCTGAAAGTGCATGCTCCGCAGTATCCTGGGCAGCTTCGATATCTTGGTCTTTCATTCTTACCCATCCGTATTCATTGCTATCATTCCTTTGGTATTGATAAGCATGTCCGGTTGTTGTATTGAAAAAAAGATCTCTTTCGTGTTCTTGTCTCAGTTCATCTGTCGTCCAGGCAGATGCCGGATTGTTTTCGGATGTCGGTTTGTAATTTCCGTACCAGTTTCCGGATTTTCTCTCCAGCTGCTGCTCCAAGCTTGAAACAGAAAGGGTTATCTTTCCGTCCATAGCTTCCAGGGATGTTGTAACCTCTTTTAGAATCGCTGTTTTGTTCGCAGAATCTCCATCTGAAATTTTTGTTTCGATGTAGTTTTTACATTCTGTTGATAGTGCTTCCGTTTTGATAGAGCCGGCAAGGATTCTTTCTCCTATAATCTGTCCATCCAGGGTCATTCCGACTGTGTATGGCCCTTTGTATCCATTATGAGATCCGCCGATTCCGTTTTTATTTATCTGCAGTATATTTGTTGCCTGTTCTTTGTCCGGCGCATCCATGTATAAATCCCGGAGCCAGAGACCGTTTTCATCAAATTCCGTAAGTTTGTATCCGCCTTTTGCTCCCGTCATTTGTTTCGTAAGATTATCAATCGCAGACTTCATCCATGATGTTTGAACTCTTCCGGCTTCTGTTGTCTCTTGCCGGATCTGGGTGAATGTCCCGGTTGTCTGTTCTGTGAAAGATTGCTGTATGTTTTCTCCTAGCGTCAATTGTGCCTGATCTGGTTGCTGCAATGGTATTTTCATTTCCATAACCGGCAACACTTTTTTCATTCCATACGGAATTGCATTGCAGAGCACGCGGTCTCCAATGTCAAAAGAATCATAATTCTGTCCAAACAACGACAGATCTACGGCAGTCAGTGATATAACAAGGCTTTCATACTGCTGTGTCGTTAAATATTCTGTTGCTTTTTTAAGCAAGTTTGCCGGTACTGATACATCGTCCCACTTTTCTGTTTTCCATACCCAGCCGAAGTTTTCTACTGCTTTTGGACTGTATATGTATTCTTTTCCATCATTTACTGATGTAATATCAACATTTTTTTCAAGTCGTTCAAATTCGGATGCGTTTTCGTCTGTTTCCTGTTCGATTGCTGCCCCCAGCGGAATCAGAGCTGTGATAACATCATCTGCTGTCATTGTCTCTGAATAATCCATCAGGTTTTCCCCGAATTGTATAGGCTGTTCACAATATTTTCCGTATTTCTGAATAGTCAGCCAGTCAAGATACAGTTTATCGTTCTCGTGCCTAATCCGCAGGTATCCTCCCAGGCGGTCAACTAATTTATCCCGAATTGCTTCCAGTGTGTTCTCTCTGTCTGTAATTCTGTACAAAGAATCATTGCTATCGTGAATCGTAACGATTCCTGTATATATCTTTTTTCTATCTTCTACCTGATTGTTGTGGAGCTGTAACCATGCGTCCAACAGATCTCGTGGAGATATATCGTGCCATTCCTGCTGTGGCAGGATGCTGTCAGCAAGAAAAGACAATGCTCCGGTTGCTTTCACCGGCTGGTTTTTAAAACGGTCTTTCTCGCGTGTGCGGACTTCTCCGTAAAATATTTCTGTATTCCCTCTGTATACAGAAACCATACTTTTTCTGTTGTGAATTTCTCCGTACAGCGGATTTAACGGCGGAACCTTTAAAGTAAGTTCCCCCGCATATCCAGTCTGTAAATCCAATTCCGGATTGATAACTGCTGCCTGCCGGTCCCCTGGATAATACAGGACTTTTCCATCTAATTTAATTTTATAAATCACAATGATCCCCTCCTGTAAACAATATCCAGTGTTCCGGATCCCGAAAATTCCAGGGTTTCATCTGCTCCAAATACAACAATATCCGGAAATCTGTTTCTTCCAAGCGTCAATGTGTATGTTTCTCCGCATCCTGTTACCTTTAATCCGGTTGAACCTATACTTTTCACGTTTATCACTGGTACAATTGCAATATCTCCAGCACATATCGTATATGATCCGGAACCGGATATTGTGATTCCGGCTCCCTGATCTATTACGCCAGTTTCAAAATCAAACGGATCCCAGAGCCAGTCATCTGTTGAATCTGCAAGCGAATACTTATATGGATCTGCTTTCGGAATGCTTAAATGAAATTGTCCCACCTCTCTGGATCGGTCAAAATCCGCAATATATGCTCTGCCGGTCCAGAAATACGCTGGATCATTCGAAAACGTTACTCTCACATTTTTCCCATGCAACTGCCCTCGAATATTTGAGATAAAGCTGTCCCAATCTTCCCTTGGTTTCTTTCCTCCAAGCAAAATATCTATTTCTCTCGATTTATAGATTGTTCTTCCTGCGATTGCTTCCGATCCATCCAGAAATCCGTCTGCACCTGGAACATCAATGTAATATGTTTCTACATCCGGCTCTTTGATGTAATTGTTGTTCCCAATCGCACATCCCCAGTCTTTCAGCGTATCAATGACTTTCCCTGTATTTTCAACTGTAATCGTTGCTTTTATTGTTAATACATTATTCATCTATACGCCGCCTCCTTTGCTATTCTTCCAAGCTCTGTATTTATTGCAGGTGCAAGTTTTCCAGCCCATTCTCTGTTGTCAAAATAGATCTCCTGTCCTGCGCTCATTACCTGGATCAGCTGTGCCAGCATTCCGGTTATTCCAGTAATATCTGTTTTATTCAAGTTATTAGCTGGTTTCATTGAACTTGTATCTAACTGCATATCCATCTGAACATTTTTCATTGCGTCAGCAACAAGTCCCTGACTCTTTTCGATTCCTGTTGCAAGGCCTTTCATAAAGTCTGGCATCCATTCCTCATAGTAATGCAGCGGGCCTTCGTCCGGTCTGGAGAAATGCAGCCACGATCTGATTGTATTCGCTACGCTTGACACCGCATTCGTTACGTTACCTATGCAACTCCTTATTCCGTTTGCAATACCATTCACGAAATCCTGTCCCCAGCGAACCGCCTGCCCTGGTAATCCCGTAATATAACTGATTGCGCTGGAAAATCCATTTACAACAGCAGAGTATACGCCTGACAGTGCTCCAGATATTCCAGACACAACGCTGTTAAATGTATCAACAGCCCTGTCTTTCATGTTTCCGGCGTATTGTATAACTGTTTCCTTTACGTTCTGCCACGTTTCGGACGTTCTCTCTCTGATGTTATCCCAGTATTCTGAGGCTCTGTCCTTTAAATTTTGGATTGCTTCTGTTGCACTTTCTTTCAGTTTTTTCGCATTATTAACAACGAATCCTTTGATTGCTGTCCATGCTTTTGACGCTGCCTGAGAAGCAGAATCCCATATTTTTGACACTGTGTCCCGGAACCCTGTAAATAGTGTTGTGACTGCGGTGACAAGTCCTTTTGCCAGGGCGGACACAACCTGTTTGATTCCGGTCCATATTGTTTGTGCTGCGTCTTTGATGTTTGTCCAGATATTTGATGCGTCTGTTTTGAGTTTATCAAAATTTCCTGTTACCAGGTCAATCAGCAAGATCACCGGTGCGAGAATTGTATTTTTCAGCAACTCCCATGCGCCCTGTGCAATCGTTACAAGTCCCTGCCAGATGTTCTGCAGTGTATTAACCGCATTCTGCCATAGCGTTGTGATCGTTGTCACAATTCCAGATATAATCGGATTCTGCATCATTGTCGTCCAGATATTTGTAAAGAAATCCGATACCTGCTGCCAGATACCAGACCACCACGCTGGAATACCCGTAAAAAATGCAACAACGCTGTTCCATGCCTGCGGTATTGTTACGGTAAAAAAGTTTACGATTCCATTCCATATCTGTATGAAAAAGTCCGATACCTGCTGCCAGATACCAGACCACCATTCCGGAACTCCTGAAAGAAATTCCATCAGTGCGCTCCACGCCTGCGGTATTGTGTCTGTAAAAAATGACACGATTTTTTGTACAACTGTATTTACTGCATCCCGGAACCATTCGCATTTTGTGTACAGTAATACCAGAGCTGCTACAATCGCGGCTATTACAGCAATAACCGGGTTTGCGACTATCACTCCGAATAAAGCAGAAAAAGCGCCTTTCACCTTTCCAAGAATGCTAATGATTGTTGTTAAGGTTTTCAATTTTGAGAAAATCTTTGCAATTGCAGATACTCCAGTTGCAACTTTTCCGATTGTTATTAGTAACGGACCAATCGCGGCAACTATCAGCGCGATGGTTGCAACCACCTTCTTTTGTCCTTCACTCATTCCATTGAGCTTTTCAACAAACCCTTGGATAACCTCTACCGCTTTCCTGATATATGGCATAAGGATTTCTCCAAATGCAATCGCCAGCTCCTGCAAAGCGCTCTGCAAAGTGGTTAACTGCCCTGAAAGATTGTCCTGCATGGTTTCAGCCATATTCTCCGCAGCTCCGTCGCAATTATCAATGTTCTTGATTAGTTTTTCATAATCTGCATCTGATGCGTTGATAATCGCCAGCATTCCAGACATGGCTTCTTTTCCAAAAATAGCTGTTGCGGCCTGGGTCTGCTCTGCCTCTGACATATTTCCCATTGCTTCTCTCAAGAAGTCCATTGTCTCTTTGAGAGATTTCATGCTACCATCTTCGTTCTGCAGTGCTTTATTGTACAGTCTTACATTTTCTGTGGTTCCCTCCTGCAGCTGAGTCAGTGTTTCGTTTGCAGTCGCAAGCTCTGTTTGCTTTATTTCCAACGTTGCGGCAGCGTTTGAGGCTTCTGTTGACTCAGATCCGTACTTTGATACCGCATCATTGTAAGCCTGCTGTGCTTTATCTGCTGCAAGTGAAGCTTTTTGTACTCTGAGCATTTGCTTGTCAATTTTAGCCTGATCTATGGATGTAGCTGATTCTGTTGCATAGAATCCCCACTTTTCCATTGCGTCTCCAACATCTTTTGAGGGTTTAATCATATTTGTCAGAGATGACCTTAACTGCGTACCTGCTGAAGATGCTTTGATTCCGCTGTTAGCCATAAGGCCAATAGCGACTGCTGCATCTTCGGCGCTATATCCAAGCGCTCCTGCTACCGGTGCAATATACTTGAATGTTTCTCCCATCATTCCAACGTTCGTATTAGCACTGGATGACGCCTGCGCCAATACATCCGCAAAATGAGAACTATCTTCTGCCTCCATTCCGAACGCAGTAAGTGCGTCCGTTACGATGTCAGATGTCGTTGCAAGATCTTCTCCACTGGCCGCCGCAAGGTTCATGATTCCCGGGAGCCCATCATACATCTGCTGTGCATTCCACCCGGCCATTGCCATGTATCCCATAGCGTCTCCGGCTTCTTTTGCAGAGAATTTTGTCTGTGCTCCCATCTCTCTTGCACGTTCTCGCAACTTATCCATGTCTTCCGCAGATGATCCGGATATTGCGGCCACATTGGACATGGAGCTGTCAAAATCTGCCGCAGTCTTTACTGCTGCTGTTCCAAGTCCTGTCACTGCCGCCGTAACCGGAAGCATTTTTTCTCCGGCAGATGTCAGCGACTCCCCTATTTTCCCGGATGTTTCAGAAATCTCGGCCAGTTTTGCGGATCCTGATCCAACTTCATTCTCAAGTGATTGCAGGCTCTGTTCTGTTTCTATAATTGTCCTTTTCAGAGCGTCATACTGTTCCTGGGATACTTTTCCTTCCTGGAATTTCTGCTGTACTTCCCCTTCTTCGTTTTTCAGAAGTTCCAGCTTTTCCTTTGTGTTTCCGATTTCATCAGACAGTGCTCTCTGTTTCTGCTGTAATAGTTCCGTATTTGTAGGATCCAGTTTCAGCAACTTATCAATTTCTTTGAGTTCTGTCTGTGTAGTATTTATTTTTGCATTCAGACCATCAAGCGACTGCTGCATCTGAGTAGGTGCATTCTTCGCTTCATTTTCCAGAGACTTCAAGCTCTCCTCGGTTGCAATGATTTCTCTTTTCAGAGCGTCATACTGTTCCTGGGAGATTTTTCCCTCTGCAAACTGCTGCTGTGCCTGCTGCTCTGCAGTCTTTAAGGTTTCCAGCTTTTCTTTCGTGCTTTCGATTTCGTCAGCAAGCGCTTTCTGTTTCTGCTGTAACAGTTCTGTATTCGTAGGATCCAGTTTCAGCAGATTGTTTATATCTTTCAGCTGTGCCTGTGTGGTCTTTATCTGTGAATTTACATTTTTAAGTGAATTTTGTAGTCCTGTGGTATCGCCGCCAATTTCAATCGTAAGTCCCCTTATGTCGCGGCCTTTGGACAAAAATTATCACCTCCGTTTAGAATTTATCCATATCCTCCTGAGTTGCCATTTTCGGCCATTTATAGTCGTCGTTAATTTTTTCCGTAAAAATATCCAGGACAAGACCTACTGTCAGAAGGTCTAAATCCTGGATACTTATTCCAACCTGTGCGCACCTGAGAAGGAATAGAGGTGTCGTCATTTCCCGGCTACTTGGTCGAAGTTTTTTTTTGCTTCTGCCTGTGTCTGCTGGTTCAGGTTCCAGAGTTTTACAATCTCCGGGAAAATTGTATAAATTGAAAATGTGTCAAACTGATCTAACCAGTCGTATACATCTTCTGGGAAATCCTGTCCTTTTTTCTGTGCTGCGTGTTTTGCCATTACAAACGCTACATTTTCGAACATCTCCAAATCCTCAATAGGGATGTCCGACTCGGACACCTTTGTTTCGGTCTGCTTATCCTGTGATTTTTTTACGGACTTTTCAATTTTTGCCATGTCCTGAAAAATATCTCTCCGAAACTGAATCCGGTAGATCCTTGGAATTGCAGCAGAAGCGGCAAAAAGCACCTCTTTATCATCAATTTTAATTGTTTCTGTCAGCATCCTTATTCTCCTACGGCTTTTTTATCTACATTAACAGCCTGCGTTGCTTCTGTAATTGCTTCTGGATAGTACACTGTCTTATACCATCCGCTGTATACGGTGTCGTCTGTGTCTACCGTCGTCTGAGCTTTTACCCGTCCGTTCGGAAGTGGAGCATTGCTGATCGTAATTGTTTCTGTGCCAGGTTCAATACTATCTTCTTTAGTCTCTGATTCAATTGACGGTCTGGTAGCTGTGCAGTTATAGAGAACTCGTCTGATTCCTTTCTGATCTCCATCAAATTCAAACAAAAATGCGAATTTCTGTGTATCCGTAGAATCACTTATCTCATGCAGCACGCCTTTTTCATCCTTCTTTTCTTTCAGGACATCCTGTCTGAAAGAATCCGGAATTAATGCAAATTCTGCATCTCCTTCATATCCGTTGTTTGCAGCTGACACATAATACTGGATTCCGTCTGCATAGAACGGTGAAATATCTCCATTTGCGTCAAGTGATATGGATACAGATCCCGGAATCGCTTTCGGGACTTCAAAAGTAATTGTTCCATCTTCTCCTTCGTTCTGTAATGCGTAATGTGCGTTTTTAAGATTGTACTTAACTTTGTTATCTTTTTTACCCATCTTTATACCTCCATTTCGTATAAAACTTCGTACATTTTTTCTGAGTCAAGATATTCTCCTGTCTTATCGTATGTGATTCCATACTTATCCAGGATGTCCTCTATCTTCTTTTCATTGTTCCAGTCTTTTTCGTCTGAATACAATTCGATATTCAGAACGTCGATTTTTGCATAGGTGACCCCGTCCGCGTGAAAATTATCACTTCCTGGAATCCTCCATACAATAAAAGGCGGCTCTATCCAGTTATGAGTCGAAAAATGATCGTATTCATACGGTAAGCCGATTTCATTCAACATTTCTTTGATATTTTCAGCTGACATCATAGCCTTGACATGATCTCCTTTTCCAGCTCTGCTATTGCTGCCTGTTCTGCTGGTTCTACATGTTTGATTGCGGTTACCCTTCCGCCGCCTCTTTTCTGATGCCCTTTTTCAAGCAAATGCACAAGGGAATATTTTGTATCATGGATTGCAATAACTAAACTTGTAGAATTTTCTTTCACAACAGTTTTCTTCCATCCTTTTTTATACTTTCCGGTATTTACCGGGGATGTCTGCTTCAGCTTTGATACTGTCTTTTTCGCAACATTGTTTACGCATTCCTTTGTTGTCTCGGCACATTGTTTTCCATAATCTTCGACAAGGCGATTTATTTCTGCTGTTAGATCATCAATTCTGATATTATCCGCCATTGTCGCCCCTCCTGTCTTTATACAACTGTACGTTTTTTTCCAGTGACAGATATATTGCAGGCGGTGTAGCATCAAATTTCTCCTGAATCTGCACTATTTTGTATTGAGCTGGGTCATTTGATTTTTTTTGAGTATTCAGAATTACAATGTCAAGAGACTCTATATCGTCCACATTCAATGTTGCTGCCGGAATGCTTAATAGTTTTGTTATCTTGTTTCCTGCTGTCTGTGCATCAAAATAGCGTCTCTCTCCAATTGTGCGATTTCCGAATCGAATATCTCTGAGCTTCGTATCTACAATCGCCCTGCCTTCTGTTTTGCAGATGCTCAGCATTCCATCTGTAAACGTTTCAAACTGTTTACGCTTGGCTCTTGGCATATTCTTCCACCTTCTTTGCTATTTGCAGTCCAATGACCTCACTTTTGTAGTTTTCCCAAAACCGCTGCAGCTCTCCGGAATATTCATACATTACAAGCTGAAAAAGGAGTGTTCTTTCCTGGGTATCTCCCAGGAAATCGCACTCCCCTATTTTTCCGGCTAATGATGCCATGCCTCTTTTTATCATTCCCTGGAGCTTTTCATCTCCTTTTGGATCGTCCCAGGTGATGTCCAGATAGTTTCTGACATCCTCCAGAAGTTTTGATAAATCATTTTCTGACATAGCACTCATTTTATCACTCCTTGGTTACAGTTACGGTGTAAGTCTTTGTCTGCTCTCCATCTGTAACTTTAACAGTTACGGTGTTTTCTCCGGCGTTCCATGTGATCTTGCCGCCGTTTGTTACTTTGCTGGATCCTGCAGTAATTTCAATCGCTGCTGTTCCTGATTTCGGAAACGCTGTGATTGTATTTGTTGCAGTTGTTGTTTTTGCTGTGTATGTGTTTGTGTCGCTGTCAAATTTCGGTGAGAGGGTTAATCCTCCAATTCTCAGATCAGACAGCAGTGCATTATCTACATGCTCCTCCTGTTTGCTTACAACCTCAAAGCGAACCGGATGCAGATCTGTAATGTCAAGAACGGCAAAAGCATTGTTGTCCAGTGCGAATCCGTGAGCATATAACTTAATCAGGTATACTCTTTCATCTTCCAGGAATCTGTATTCATCTGAATACTCAATCTTTCCGTTTTTGGACATTCCTACGCCAAGGAAATACTTTCCTGCCATTCCGTATACTGCAGTTCCTTCTGTAACTGCTGCCGACTGGATGATTTCCAGAGGAATCGGAAGTGTTGAAACATATACGCCGTCCGGAGACATTGCGCGTGTTGCCGGAAGGATTCGCTTCCAGTAATCCACCGGATTTACGATCATAATCAGGTTATCTACTGTTCTCGCCTGGCCTTTGCTGTTTCTTGCCATGATAGATGTAACATTTCCAAGCTGGATCATATCAAGAGCTGTCATTTTAATAGTCTCTTTTTCCGGATATTCTCCAGACACAACGTTCACTCCGTCTCCTACCTGGCGCGCCATTCCGATTGGCATATCTTTTCCGGTACCATTTACGATTCCATACTCAAGTCCATTTGCAAGAGCTTCTGTGAGCACCTGACGCACGTAGTTATCTAACCATGCAGGGCCTAAATCAAGCATAGCTTTTGAAACTGGCAGGAATGCGCTCAGTTTATCCTGTGTTACGTCTACTTCTTTGAATCCGGATGTCAGTTCTTCAATGATCTTGCTGCTGAGTTTGCCCCATGCTGCTTTCTGCTCTCCGTTTGTGTTTAACATCATCCTTGTGAGTCCAGTTACAGTTGTTGCATTTAATTTTGACAGTAGCGGATGATTTGTTGTCAGTTCTTCAAATACAGAATCAATGATTGTCTCCGGGAAAACAGTCTCAATGTTGTTGAGCGCCTGCTTTGGATCCGCGGATTTCATTGCTTCAATAACCTTTTCGTAATATTCTCTTTCTGCGCTGGTGAGCTGTCGAACGCCTCTCTGTGCAAGTACATTCATGTCGTTCTGATTTACCAACTCTTTCGCCTGTTCCAGTACGTTCTGCTCAATTTCCTGGCAAAGCTCCATGAACGCTTCTGTAAACGCCTCTGAGTCATTTGCCGCAACTGCAGCATTCATTTTGTTGAGGATTTCCCCTCTTTTCAATGCAATAAAATCTCTGTTTTTCATTTTATTCTCCTTTTTTGAATCCCTGCAGGAATCCCTGCAATGTGTTGCTTGTCGGCTCTTTTGGATCCGCCGGTGGCTTCTGGCCATTCTGCATAATTTCCAGCTGTTCTCTAAATGACTTTGTGTCATTCATATGCTGTACAACTTCCTGGAGACGTTTCTGCATCCCTTCTCTGGTTGTATCGCTTTTTGGAGCATGTCCATAATCTTCTACCTTGTCGATCAGGCCGTACTGCAGACAATCATCCGGTGTCAGGAAGGTTTCTGCCTCCATCATGTCTGCAAGTTGTTGTTCTTCCAGATTTGAACGCTCAAGGAAGATCTTCCGGTTGCTTGCCGTAAGTACGTCCAGATCATCCGCTGTCTTTCTCAGTTCTCTTGCGTTTCCGGATGCAGTAACCCATGGTTCGTGAATCAGTGCTGTTGTTCCTACGCCCATGATTCTTTCATCACATGCCTGTAAAATCACAAAAGCCACAGAATACGCTACCCCATCAACGATTCCTTTTACGTGGCTTCCGGACTGTTTCAAAAGGTTGTAAATTGTAACGCCCTCTTTTACAGATCCGCCGTTGCTGTTAATATGCAGCTCGATTGTATGCTCTTCCGGAATTGCCGCCAGCTGATCGCGGAAATACTTCGCAGATGTCTCGCTTTCTGTATATGACCATGTTTTCCAGTCAAATTCTCCATAGGCAGATACATCATCGTAAATGTAGAGCAGATGCGTCGCCGGATCTGCTGCCTGCTTAAAACAGTAATTTGTTTTATTCTGTGCTTTTTCCATTCCCGCCATTTTCTCCACCTCCTTCCAGGCTGTTCAATAAATCCTGTACTGTGCTGTAATTCTTTGTGATAAAATGCTGGTTCGCCCATTCTTCATTGATCTGCGGCTGTCCCATTGCACGCAAAATCATGTTAATCGTATGCGTTCCAGACTGTACCAGCTTGTCAATCTGCGTCGCATTGCTGAATATGTCAACATGCTTAACGTGTGACGTGTCTACCATGCAGCGGCTGCCCTTCAATACGGCTTTCCCGTATTTTTTACGGTTGATTTCGCTCTCTAAGGATCCGGCTAATGGATCCAGTGCAACAGTCAGCAGTTCGTCTATTGCCTTGCTGTTGTCCTGCACGTCCCCTTTCAGGATTGACGGAGGGATTCCTATTGCCCTCGCTGTAAAGTCGAATACATCATCATATAGTGCTTTTATGTCTCTTGTTGTTGTTTCATTGTAGTTCTTTGACCTGTTCGTTTCTGTGAAAGTATATCCTTCGAATAAGGGCAGAACTGCATTTTCGCTTTCAAAGAATGTCTTAAAATAATCATTCAGCAGCTTTTTGAGAGTATCATCAAAGTTTTTTGCGTTCTGGGCTACAGCTGATATGTCCAGAGTTCCTTTTGATCCATGCGACTGCATAAAGGTCTTTGCTCCGTACTGGATCAGCTTCGCATAGGATCCATATAGTCCCTGCAATATCGTATTTACATTTTTCCAGTTCGGTTTTAGATACAGAACATCCGTGGATCTAAACGACCTCTGAAAAGTATAATCATCAATCTGCACCTGGCTGTACGTGTTCCCGTACAATGCGCTTCTAGTTGTACAGAACGAATCTGCCACATAGAGCTGTCCATCTATTCCCGCAACAACCAACGCCTCTCCATTTCTGAACATTTTTTCGATTAGCTTATCAAAAAATTGCTGTTTATTCTGATTTCTGTTTGGTTCGTAGTTCCAGGTATAATATTCATCCCGGAATATTTCGTCACCATTCAGGAATGTACGAATCTCGCATTTTCCTAGCATTTTTGCAAGAATCTGAATCGCTCTCTGAAAAGCCAATTCCCTCAGATAAATCTCTGTCATTATGTTCTCAATCGGATTGTCTGCAATCTCAATTCGAGACACGTTTTCAACCGACTGTTCTGGTTCCGGCTTTCCCCGTATCAGATTCCTGAATGAAAATCCCAACCTTCCTCACCTCCTTTCAGTAAGTCATTACTCCAATGTCAGGCACTGCTGCCGTCTGTGCGTATGGAATCATGTCCTCTATTGTCATTGATGCGACAAGTGCCATAAACGGGTCTGTTTTTCTGCTTTTTGCTTCAATTTTCCCGTAAACATAGTTTCCTATGTCTGCATCATCTTTCTTTCCCGGTTTTCGCCCGTATGGAATCATTTTTGTATTGTTCGTTCCCCAGCGGAGCACCGGATTGTCTCCCCAGATAAAATTGTCATTTGCAAAGCAACTGTCTATTACTGTTGCAACCCTCATTATGTCTGAGGGACGTACAAGTTTTAAATTTTTATATACTTTTGCGTCGAATCCGATTTCCCGGAGTGCTGCTGCCAACAGAGCATAGCGGAAATCATCAATCGCAATTCCTTTTATGCAGTATTTCATCATTGCCACCTGAATATAATCAGTGATGATCTCCGGATGTATCTCCACATCATCCACCATTGTCAGCAGTCCTCTTCGTCTCCATTCTTCCAGAGGAGCTTTTATTCTCTGAATATCTTTTGACTGGCTGCATAGCCATGAATGACTGATGTCATACCGGATGTTTTCATCTCTGAAATGCAGATTTACAGAAACAAGGTCCGTAATCTTCGAGAAGTCAATCCCGCAGGTGCATGTCCACCCTGACAGATCCGGTATTTCTCTGTTCGTGAGCTTTATTTTCTCATACGAACATACTTTTATGTCTGTGGATCCGCTTGGGATATTCATTCTCTTTGTCATAAATGCAGTGAGACGTTCCGGATGTGCTAACCATTCGTTGTACTCTTTTCGCATTTCTCCCATTAATGTTGGGAGATATGGCAAGGACGGGTTTGCTTTTTCCCAGTTCTTTTCGTCGTATACTTCTTCTTTACTGTCCAGTCTACAGATAAATGGCAGCATACCATTGTCCGGAAGATCATCAAAAAGAATATCTGCCGCTGTTCCAAGCATATCGTCAAGCGGTCCTTCTCTTATATCTCCCTGGGTAGTGTAGTAGGACCGGCGCGGATGCGGTTTCTTTCCCAGTCCGGTTGTGAACACTTCAATGTTCTTATAGTCCTGATACTGGTGGATCTCGTTAAATACCACCATCCCAGATCTCATACCATCCTTTCCTGACGGATTGTTTGTACGTCCCAGAATCGTTGATTTCGTTTCTGTTCCTATCACTTTTTCAGATGTCCAGTAATAAAATTTTTTTAGTTTTTTCGTGTGTTCAGGCGTTTCAAGAGCTTCCACCACATCTTTGACGGGTCTTAGTGCCTGATCTTCGTTATTTGCACAAATGTCCACATCATACGCCCTGATTCCGTTGTACGGACTTACCAGGCAGGCAGATTCCCACGCTATTGTTCCGTCTTTTCCTGCACCCCTTCCGAGCATACAGAAAAGATCCGGCCAGCGTGGAGTCTTTGATACCCTCCAGTATGTGCAATCGTGCAGTCCCACGACAAAAATCTGCCAGGGAAATAACTTTTCAAACGGGAAATATTTTGCGATCCCGATATATTTCGTCAGCTGTTCGCTGTCTGTGTATATGTCTTCGTTTTTGAAACAACTTCTGACGTGTGATACCAGTGCTTTGACTTCCCTGGAAGCTCTGATTTTCTCAGACTCTACGGCCTCCATGAACTCCTCTATGCGTGGATCACAATTCGTCATCATCATCCCCCTTTATTGTTTCTTTCGTTGTCAACTCCAGCTTGTCCAGAATCATCAGCATCTGTTTGTTGACAGCAACCAGATCTTTGACCGACTGGTTCTGTTTTACAATCGTTGCTTTCCCGCTTGCGGATGTGGTCTCAAAGGTCACTCCGCGCTTTTTTATATCTGTTTTTAGCTTCTTTTTGACATCATAGAGGGTCATATAGTCGTCCAAAAGGTCTTTGAAGACGGAAATATCTGCCTGTTTTTTTCTCAGCTGCTCTTTTAAGCTTTCTAATATATCCGCTTTTTTTTCGGCCATTTTTTCACCCCTATTTTTTTATTTTTTCATCATGTGCGACCTTTCGCAGATTTGTCGAGGCCACCCACCGGTCTCCGGCCGGCCGCCAAAAATCGCAATTTTTTCGACCGGGGGTATCAGTCCCAGCGTTCCTCTGTCAGCGGTTCCTGCTTCTGTGGTTTTCTGTAACCATGCACTGCTTCATGGCACTCATGGCAAAGGCTTATAAGGTTTCTTTTCTTCACTCCATGCCACTCATACCATATGTCCAGAGCCATCTCAGGATGTCTCTTCACGTAGTTTACATGGTGTACTGTCGTGGCTGCTGTGTATCTGTGATGTTCTCTGCACCTCTGGCATTCATTGTGATCCATCTTCAACACCTGCTGCCTGACCTGCTTCCACCTGGTCCACACATAGAACCTGTGTATGTCGTTCGCTACGCACCAGCGCACGAACTCTGTTTCCTGTTGCGTCATATTCCTCCTAACTCAAAAGAGGACCTGCATATAGCAAGCCCTCTCTCGCGGGGAACGATTATTCTGTGGCTTTCCTGAATACCACGTTATCAATATATCATTTATTTTGTCCTTCGAGTACCGCATTACAGATACTCCTTTATCTTGTCTTTGTTATTGTTTCTCAGTTGTGCCTGGTACTTCTGTATTGTTTTCTGGAAGTTCTCCATACTCTTTCTGTATGCTTCTACTTTCGCAATGTTTTCTTTCCCGAACATACGGCGGTATCTTGCCTGCATGTTCCTGATCCGAATCAACATTCCTTTCGTCTTGTTATCCTTTAGCAGTACAATATACTTCTTTCCGCACTGTTCACACTGAATGTATTGGATGTCCAATTCTGTATTTGGTATATGTTCTTCCTTTGCAGTCTGCTCCATCTGAGCCTTGCATTTATCACATTCTATCATCTAATCCTCCTTGCTATGATACTGTAAAACCTCCTACGCATTTCGTAAAAGTACGATCTCTCGCATGGAATGCCTCTGGCTTTCATAGTCTGAAATGTACAATATTCTGTTGTCACATAATACAGCAGATATGGATACAGCTCTTTTTCTTTTCCGACTGCTTCCATGGCTGCGTCTTCAATCTTCTTTATCTTGCGTGCAATCTCGGCCGCTTCCATGGCTGCGTCAGCAGTTGAGTCAGAACAGTTATGTGCTCCCGGCTGTCCAGTCAGATTCTGTCCGGCTCTTGTGTCTCTCTTTACGGCCAGCTCCTCTTTCCACTCTGTATACTGTAAGCAATAGTTGTATGCGGTCTGAAAAGCTCTCTTTGATATATTATATTTCTTTCTGTTCAGCGGTCTCACGTTTGGCATTTCTACTCTCCTTTATTTCTTATATCTGGTCTTCCCATCCCAGTCTCTGCCCGCACTGATCGCAGTAATTATGTCCATGCTGATCTGTTGCTCCGCACACTGGACACTCCCAGAGACCGTCCTCTCTCTGCGAAACTCTGCAAGAGGTTTCTTTTCTTTTCGCAATCAAGAGTTCGTCATAACGTGCTTTTGTTGTGATTATGTATCCGTTCTGTGTCTCAATCTCAGTGTCGCTGCAAAGGAATGGCTTCTGTGCTACGTTATCAATAACTTTCTTTATGTCTCCTATGTCCATCATATCTTTTAATCCTCCATTATAAAATTTTTTCCGAATATCTTCATGAACTCTGTTCTACTTCCCCAGTTTTCTTCAAAAGCTCTCTGGCCATCTTCATGTAGCATGTCCATGTTCTTCTTATTTGCGTGTACAGCTTCCGGTCCTGTTCCAGCAAGATGATGTATATTGCAGAGGTACACTTTCAATCCATAGTGTCCCGAATGTGCCCGATTCGGGCGTCCTCCGAAAATGTGATGTTCCTGGAGAGCTTTGTGTCGTCTGTAATCATTGTGCAATTTCATACAGAGATAGCAAGTGCCGCTTTCTCTGCTGTGCATGATACTCGGTCTCTCCGGTTCTTTCTTTTTACTCCTTTTTTTCTTTTTCTGCTTCGGAAATGACTGCATTCTTTCTCTCCTCCAGCTTTTTTCTGTAACTTTCGTGATAGTCTTTCAACCAACGTGTCTGTCTTCTCTGATTAACATTTTGCCCTCTCCTTTACGATATCCATGCTTCCTGTGGAAGCGTATCTGTGTATCTTTCAAATTCTTTCCACTCCGTACTGTATTTGGCAGTTATACCTTGTTCTTTGCTCGCTGCTTCATACAATCGCTCGATTTCCTTAATAGTTTGCAAAAATCCAGTGTTCTGATCTCTCAGAATATCTATAGCCGCTTTCAAGGAATCGTAACGATTCCGCAATCCTATATATGACTGGTAAACCTTAAAGCACTGTCTGGTCGCTGCTATCAATTCATCCTTTGTCATTGTTTTCAATTTCTTCTTTGCTTCGTCTTCAGCCCAAGCATCTGTACCGTCAATTCCAAAATAATCTCCTTCAAAGGAATCCCAACCAAGCAATCCTCCAAAGTTTTCTCCTGCACCTGCTGCCACGAAAAATATATCGAAGCAATTTGGAATCCATTCTTCCCGCAAATCCTCTTGCATTCTTTCACATTCGGCACACAGATCCGCAAACGCCATTTTAAACTCATACGCTTCGTCTTCGTCCCCATCCAAGGCATTAATAAGAGAGTCATTTCCATCATCAGAATCTGTGTACCAACGGATGTTTTCACATTCTTCAGTGATATTCCATAAATCTTCTTGTATCTTGTCCAAGTTCAAATCCCGGACTATTGGCTTTTTATAGCGGAGCTGTTTCGCCTTCCATCGTTTTGTTTCTTCTTGGTTCTTCATTTTTTCTGTCTCACGTAAGTCTGTTTAATTAAACGGCAATTCTTCTTCTATGCCATCCGGAATATTCATAAATCCATCTGCGCTGTCCGCAGGAGCTGGCGGCGGTGTCTGTTTTGGTGGATAATAAGCCGCTTCATTGTCTCTAGATTTACTTTCAGCAAATTCCTGTTCCTCTACTACAATCTCTGTTGTGTATACCTTCTGTCCTTCTCTGTTTGTGTAACTTCCTGTCTGTATACGCCCAGAGATTGTAATCTTCAATCCCTGTCTGAAATATTTCTCTGCAAACTCTGCTGCACGTCCGAAAACGACACATGAAATAAAATCTGCCGTTGCTTCCCCGTCTTTGTGAAATTTTCTGTCTACTGCAAGCGTGTATCTGGCTATTGCCAGCGGATTCTCTCCGGTTGAATATCTTACATCGGGATCTCTGGTTAATCGTCCCATCAAAATTACTTTATTCATTTCTTCTCCTTTGTCATTACTACTCTTGTCCCTTTAATGCGATATGCTCTTGAATCTACCATGTCGGAATCTGTCTCAAGAATATGATCCTCTATCAGCATTGTCATATGTCTGTGGACTGTCTGTTTTGACAGTCCTGTTTCTTTGGCAATTTCATAGATTGCAGGTGGATAACAGTGTGCTTTTATATACCCTACAATGTACTTCAATATTTTCTCTCTGTTTTCCTGTGCTTCTGCTGCCGAATGGTTCATTTCCATCTTCCCCTTCCTGCTTTCCTGCGTTGTGCCAGTTTTTCCGCTGTATGAACCATATTCTCTGTATTTTTCGTATAGTTTCCCGGTTCTGGAATCTCTGACATGCTTATTCCTGCATTTACAAATAAATTTCTAAGGCTCTCAATTGCTTTCCGTCCTTTTTCTCCGGCTTCTGCAAATATCTTTGATATTCTTCCTACTTCCTGCCTTAATTCTTTGCTGTCCCAGGAAGCATTTACTGTCGGCTTTCTTCCTCCCCATGGTTTGTTTATCGCCCGGTGATAGCTTTTCCCGGAATATTTCATTTTCTTCGGTGGATTTTTTTCCGGTGACCTGTTTGAATAATTTCTTTTTCTGTCTCTTATTCATTTCTTTCCTTTCCCGTTGCCCAACAGCCCATCACAGACGGATTCAAATTCTAACAATAGTTCAAAATCCATCTTTCTACTCAACTTCCTGTCAATCTCTTCTACCTTGTATTCTCCGAATATGCGATCCCCAGAGGCTCTTGCGTTGTTTACTTGAGCAGTTGTGCAATGCAGTTCTTCCTTGATTTCTCCGCTTGTTACATTTTCCAGAATCAGGTCACCAGATCTATTTCTTACCTCATACAGTTTCTTGACCATTTTTTCTCTCCCTAATGTCCGGCAAGGAATGTTTGCATCATTCTGGTTCTCCAGTCTGTCTGGTTACTCGCCCATTTTTCGCACTGATCATCGTCCTCTACTAAGCGGCCGGTGCGATCACAGAGTCCACAATCATTTTCTTTACAGGTTTTACATATCTTTTCCATTTTCTTCCTCCATTTCAATTCCATCATCAATGAGTTTTTTCATTTCTTCATCCAAAATCCGGACATAGGTTCCTTTTACCATTTCCATCAATTCCGGGCTGAGTGTTTCGCTGCCTTTTCCTGATACCAGGCTTTTAGCCAAGGCAAGGACATATGTAATGCTTTCGTCTTCTGTGACAGTCTCCTGAAACTCAATCACAAGGACCTTACGGCCCTCATGACTAAGTATCCAGGCGTTTTTTACTATTTCTTTATGTAACTCTAAGTGAGCAACCAGCGCCTTTCCCTGCATCTTTTTATCCCTCCTGTTACTTCTGCAAACCTTTTAAAAACTCACACAATTCAGTTTCTGAATTTGGGTATTTATTATAGCGTGCATGATATGTCCATTTTGGTACTCCGCCAGCTCGATCCGGCTCTGGTCCGCCAAACAGGTGCATGTAATATGGTTCTGTCGGTACGTACCAACAGCTCTCTGGCACTGGTTCTTTTTCGTATTCTTCTACAATCAGACGAGCACCATTTTCGAAATCGTATTTATAGTACCGTGCCCCGGTATGGTTATCGGCATACCAAAGTCCCCAGTCTTTATAATTTCTCAGCCATTCCTTACGCTGGTCATTGTTTCTCATGATTGGAAGAGACGGTTGTTCTGATTCTTCTGGTTCTTCCCGGCAATCTTCTACAAGATTTTTAATGATTCTCAATCCTCCAACAATCAGCTGCTGCTTCAGAATTGTCATGTGTGGTAATCCAGGATCTTCTTTTTCTACTTCAAAAAATTCTTTAAGTCTTCTTTCTTCATCGTACAGATATCCGGTAATTTCTACGTCTGTAGGTACCGGGATGTCTTTTAGATCTTCCGGCCACGCATCGGGGATTTTATCTGTATTTCTCAGATGTTTTACCGTTTTGTTGAGGTCAACAAAATGATCTTCCTGCTGCTTTTCGTCCGGTGTTTCTGCTGCCGGCTGGCAGCTCTTTTCCGGAATCCACCCACAACGGCTGTTGCAATCGTCCGGGCACTGAGAGCAACAGGTATATTTTTTGTCACAATAAGCAGCCGCTCCACACAATCCAGATCCGGATTGTCCTGTGATACATTTTGCCGGTCCTTCGTCATCTTTTGCTGCTGGTTTCTTTGGCTCCATATCAAATTCTGGGGATAATGGATCATAGAGATTCTTTGCTTCTACAATCAATCGTCCGTATTTCATTGATACTTTTTCATTATTCACTTCAATTTCAAGTCCTGCAGAAAATGACATGAAGCTATAATTTACTTTTCCCCCGCAGGTAGCTCTGAATCCGCCTGGTGCAAATTCCAGCTGTACAGCTCTAGCAGCTTCTCCATTGTCCTTGCACTTTCGGCATATCCTCATGATTGTTTTTAATTTCTCTGGATAAGCTTCGCAGAATGCCTTAACTGCCTCCGACTCTGTAAGTGTAATTACTGGTTCCGGTGCATCAATCGTGGTCATTCTGACCGGTTTTTTGACCGAATAACGTCTTATCAGCTCTTCGGTCAGTTCCTGCCAGGTCATTTCTTTCTCTTCCTGGCTGTCAGGGTTGAATGTGATCTTATCCGGATGTCCCTGATAGTTCAGGTACCCATTTCTGTGTTTTACGTAGCAATAGAGCATGCTGATCATCTTTGTTCCTATCAGCTTGTCTCCATTGCGGATCCGGGCTGTTGTGTTCTTTTTCAGACTATCAAAGAATCTCTCTATCTGCAGTTCTACAGGAATTGGTGTTTCATCTTCTTTCGGCTTCTGCTGCCTGGTTGCCTGCTCTATTGTCATCTGTCCTGGAATGTCTGCGTTTAATGCCTGCTGATCCTTCAGAAGCTGGATATCCGGAAGTGTCAGAACTTTGTTTTTCATGTACATCTCATATGCCTGCTTCTGTAATCCCGGTTCCAGGGATGCTGCAGCATCTGCTACAGATATATTGATTCCTCCATCCTGGAACTCTTCCATCAGTTCCTCTGACAAATGATTGCTGATGTTCTTGTAACGGCCGAACTGAGTGTTTGATACTCCAAGAAGTTCTTTTAAATTCTCCCTGACTGTTCCGGTGATTCCTACCTTTTCCTTCAGGCTCTTTACGATCTTCTCCATCTCCAGAGCTTCCTGCATTCTTTCCCAGTCATTTTTGTCTCTGTAGTTGTTTGCCTGGATTACCTTGAACTGGCGGAGGAAAGGTGTGATTGCTTCTTTCTGCTCCGAGGTCAGATCCTCGTTCTCTGAGATCTTGATCTCTGCCGCATACATACAGGGAACTCTTTCAAAACGAGCGTCTCCCTCTTCAATCAGTTCCATACAGCACAGTCTTCTACGATGTCCGGCAATCACCTGATCTTTTCCATTGACTTTCTCTATCAGAATCGGCTGCATCAGATACCCTGTTACCTTTATTGACGCTTTGAGTTTGTCTATATTCTTGACGTTGTAGAAATTCTCCTGCGTAGGCACTAACAGTCTTGGATCTCTGTATACGATTTCCTGTTCTTTTCTTTCCGGAAGAGACTGCTGCGACAGCATGTCCCTTACACTGAATCTTGTCTTTCCCATCGCTACCTACCTCCTTATCATCTGCAGATATTCTTCTACAAGAGTCTGGTAGTCTTCTGCTGCCGCTGACCGCTTGCTGTATAATACGACCGGTGTTCTGGCATATGTGCTCTTCGCAACTGCCAGAGAATTTCTGATCACTGTTTTCATTGTCGGATACCATTCTCTTATAATCTCCGCTCCCTGGCTGTGCGCTTCGTTGTATTTGTTGTACTTGCTGATAAAACACTTCACATTCTCCAGATCAGGGTTCAATTCGCATTTAATCTCATCGATCTGATCCAGAAGCTCATTCATGCCTTCTGTTGTGTTATCATCGACTTCCACTGGGATTAGAACATCATCTGCTGCCGTCAGTGCATTTATGACAGATACATTGATATCCGGAGCATTATCAATCACACAGAAATCGTAATCGTCTTTCACCTGTCGCAGGGCGTTCTTTAATCTGGTCTGCTGAGGTCTTACGCGGTCCATTGTCACCTCCATGTTTGCGGTCAGGAGGTTTAAGTTTGCGGTGATCACGTCCAAATTCTTATAATCCGTCTTCTGGATCAGACATGTCATATCCGGCCTCTTGTCAACCATGATCTTATCTATTCCAGCCCCTTCCTGAGTGCGCCGGTTCATCCCCCTTGAACAATCTCCCTGCTTGTCATTATCCACAAGAAGGACTCTCTTTCCCTTTGTAGAAAGAATGTAGGCAATGTTGATGCTTGAAGTGGTCTTTGCTACTCCGCCTTTTAAATTGATGATTGCAATTGTTCTCATAATTTTCCCTTTTTCTCTATTCTTTTCTTCTTCCACAGCTGCAGCCATCTCCGGGTTTCAAAGTTCTACATATCCCATCTATGCTACAGCAATAGCTTGTCTTATCTTGTTTTGAGTACCATCTGTCCTCACATTCTTCGCAGAGCACAATGCTTTTGTATTTGTTCATAAGTCGTGCTGCCTGGCTATGATCAAAACTATTGATTTTGTTGTACTCATTCAGCACCGCGCAATGAAATCTCACATGTTCACAATGCTCTGTGCAGTGTTCTTCCAGCTTCTCCTGGTCCTTGATCTGCTCCGGATATTTACAGAGGTGATCGCAGATATACTCCGCAAATTCATTCATGATAGATTCCATGACGTTTTCTTCTTTCCCTGTCTGCTCTTCGCATCCATTCTGGTTTTCCTTCCGCTGGTTCATCATCAAACCATATTCCTCCTTGTTCGTCTTTGTAGTATGTAAACCGAATACCTGATCTAATAATGGTACCCAGACATTCCATTGTCCTTTTGTCCTGTTCCGGTCTCAGGCTCCAGCCTCTTCCCCATAGTTCTTCCACACTCATCGTTTCTCTTTTCCATCTCCTCCTGCAGCCACCCGGAGTAACTGTGTTTCCCAGATCTTCCGGTCAATTCATGTGCATCCGGAAGGGCATGTACGGCCAGGTACACGCGCTGCCATTCTTCTGCATTTTTTATCAGTTCGCCTTTGCTGTCTTTCCATCCGGATCCGGACAGTTCTTCCAGCTTCGGAATCCTACTGCAGACATACGTATCTCTTGTATGTACGCAGATCTCACAAGGTGCCGTCATGCGTTCCAGAGCTTCTGCCAGTGTGATCAGCACAGCCTGGTGGTAAGTCCCTTCGAAATGTCCGAAGCCTTCCCTGGTTCTTTCCTCGTCTCGTATCGATACTGAGAGGACATAAGAGCACTTTCTGTCTGTAATTCCCTGATAGGTGCTGCTGGCTTCAAGATATATATCTACATGTGTCATTTCATCCCCCCCTCGTCTATCCTTATAAGGGTATAGTGCCGGTATGCATATCCTGTGTAGGGGTTAATCCCCATCTTCACAGACTCCGGATCCACATAATATCCTTTTGGTGCTTTCGGATAGATCGGCTGTTTGTGCCGGTCCACCAGATTTCTCCTTTTGATTTCCTTTTGCTTTGGCTCTTTCCGGATCAGATTTCTGGAGCAGCTGTATCTTTTGATCTCATTGGGTTCATGTTCTTCCAGGGGCTTTGTGATGTACTCCGAAAGTTTCACATATCCTCCGGCATCATAGAGGGATGCGAAATATACATGTCCGTTCTCCCACAACTCCGATATGATCCTGTCAGTTCCGGTCTCCTGATCTGCCTCACGGTTCACCAGTAGATGTACATGAGGACCACCTTTCTTTCCAATCGCCAGTCGGTAAATATATTTCAGTTCCCATCCCTTTTTCTTATATTTCATCCGGACTTTTCTGATTAACTTTGCAAGATCTTTCTTCATCTGTTCCCATGTAGGGCGTTCCCCCTTCTTATATGTGAGAGTCATCCAGTAATCGCCTGGGGAGAAATTCCACTTGATCAGTCTCCTGACATCTCTTTCCCTTCTCCACTGATTCTGTTTGGCAATCTCTTCCGGAGTGGCTTTCTTCCTCTCTTCTCTTTCCTGTCCCCTGGCTCCATACCTTCCGGTATGCTTTTCCTCTATCTCCATGGTACTTCCAAAGTCCCATATCTCCCTTATGTATGCCCACCTCATATAAGCACTCCTGTCGTAAGTCTAATACCCCTAATCGAGCTTTTAAGAGACTTGTACTGTCTCAAAAAAGGTTAAAAATATAGCAGGCTTACCCTGCTGGAATTGACTTTTCGCCGCCCGAGTGTTATACTTGTTGTATTGCAATTACCTCAGGTGGCGAAAGCCCGGCTCATGTATTCCCGTACATGAGCTTACTTTTTCTTAAAAACGTCTGCGTATGCTCTGGCCGCTGCCTCGGTCATGTTCGTGTTTAATGTTTCTAATTTGCTTGTGTAACTTATACTATCAAACAGTCTCTGTGCCATATGTGTTGCCTGTGGATCAATTTTCTGTACGGTTTCTGTTATCGTCCGCAGTGCCGTAATAACAAAGACTAAATCTGCACTCGGTGTAACTGCTATGACTTCCTGAATCTTATCTACGTACATCTGTGTACGTTCTTGACAGAGTTTTTTCGTTTCATCTGCATTGGCTTCCCTGACTTTTTCAACAAATCCAAGAAATCCATCAAAATCAGTTTTTAACATATGTTCCTCCTTGACATTTCTTTTCATGTTCTTTATACTATCTATGAAAGTTGTTTTTTTGTTGCTCTCACGTTGGCAGATGTGAGGGCTTTTTTAATTGCTTTCTTCTTCTCCTGGATCCAGATCAGAGCGATCAGGCTCATCACGCTCAGGACTATTGTCCCTGTAAAGAGTTCTAATTTCCCTTCCCAGTTCCAGATCGGGAGCAGTGCAGCTATGTACCCAATTAAGAGGGACACGACCATCTTGCACTCCATGTTCTCACCTTCCTTATCCAATTTTCTGTTTCTGGTAATATCCGATAATAATCTTAGATACATTATCAATGATCTTCTGGTTGTCTTCTTTTGTGTTGTTCTTACAGTAGTCGTCGTGGATCCGGATTACTCCTCCGGATCCGTTTTTGATTTCTTTGATAACTGCCATCTGGTTCACCTCCTGTTTTATCGTATGAAGATTGTATTTGTTGTGTTTATAGAATTTTTACTACTTTGTCGAACGCTTTTTCTTGTGTTTTCGACAGTACGCTCCTATTCTGTATATACAGGGTGCTGGCACACCCGAGTACGTATGAAAGGAGTAAACAGATGTTACTTACTAAACAAGACAAAAAAATCTTATATGGACTGTATTCCGAATATTTAAATCGCCGTAAAGCTGGATTGTCATTTTCGGAAGCGTGTAATTTTATTTCAGGAAAATCTGTCCATGAAAATTTCTTTCCTGGTATGTCTTATGAAGATGTAGATCATTCCTTAAGACAACTTGGTAGGAATAATTATTTGAATAACATGTATGCAGATAATGAAGTTTATCATTGTGTTCTTTCAAACGATGCCGTTGCGTATATGGAAAGTCTTCCTAAAGAAACATTTTTATCTGTAGCTGACTTTGTTTCCAAATTTATTCCTTGGTAACTAATTCCCAGTCGTCAGCCATCAGATCGTTAGCTGTCGGATTCCAACATCTTCCCGGCTGCTGTTTTTTATCTGTTGAAACGATATAGCAGCAGTCGCTGGAATCTGTTGGAAAGACTTCGAACCCAAAATCTTGTAAATCAGCTCTTGTTATTGATTTATTTTCTTTCAATGCTTTTGCTACTGCTTCTGAAATTGTCATCTCGGTTCACCTCCTAATTATTCCTCCTTTATATTCCAGGCTCATCACATTGATTTACCTTACTCTCTGCAACAAGTATTCCATCTTTTGTCCAATACTGGATTACAGTATGCAGAGGGGTTCCTTTTCCATTTATTTCTTTTATCTGCTTGACTTTTATCATAGGTACTTCCTTTGCGTATACTATACCTACTGTGCTCATTCTCTTTTCGCCTCCTAATCTTGATTATTTTTTCTCGATAAATCTCGAATTCTGTCGAACCGTTTTCCTTGACGGTCTGTTCTACTGCTCCTATCTTATAAGTACAGAGTACTGGCATACTCGAGTATAAAAGAAAGGAGACGCAGCCCATGTCTGTTAACGAATCTGCGAAATATCAGCTTGCAAAAACGTTTACTGAACTTGCTATTCAGAATAATTTAATTGCGAAATATGCAACTGCAGCCGAAACAGCAAAAGAAGTTACAAGTTTCTTCAATACAATTGTAGAAACAATTAATAATTCTGCTAAAGAGTAACTTTAAGTTTTGCTCTGGCAGATGTAAGTTCTGCCAGAGCGCTTACCAATGCTACAAGATCATCTGTGCATACTGAATTTTCTTTCACCTTTTCCTGTATTCTGTCGCATAACGCTCCTATAGTTTCATCAACTTTGTTCTGTATCGTCATGGTTCTCACCTCTTTCTGGATATCCAAATTATTTTGTCCTTTTTCGTGACATTAAGGAGTAAAAAAAATTTCCTGTACAGATTTTCCATAATAATTTGCTATTGCGATTTTAATAGAATCTCTAGGAATTCTCCGCTCTGTTTCATACATTCCAAGTGTAGACGTAGCAATTCCAATATCCTTCGCTGCTTCTTCCTGGCTTTTTTCTCCTCTTAATTCTATCAATCTTTTTCCATATGGAATCATTTTTCTCACTCCTCTCTGTCACGTTTTGTGACTAACTGTAATATATCACCAACCGTGTCTCATGTCAATCACTTTTCGTGACATTTTTGTATTTACTTTTATCACGTTTTGTGATAGCATTAATTTATCAACTACAAGGAGGTACATCATGGGGAACTTTCAAAATATCTTCCGAAAGTTACGTACTTCATCTAATTTAACTCAGAACGCAATTGCTGAAAAACTAGGCATTTCTCGAAGTACAATAGGCATGTACGAAACAGGTGCCAGAGAACCCGATTTTGAAACACTAGAAAAAATTGCAGATTATTTTAATGTAGATACCGATTTTCTATTGGGACGTACAAATCAAACCACAATGCTTCCGGAAACTGTAGGAAAGTATTCAAAGACACGTGAGCTCGACATTATATATGAACAGCTATCTTCTCACAACCAGAGAAAGGTTCTCACCTACTCTAAGAACCTTCTCTCCACCCAGCAGATGGAAGAAGATCTTCTTGCAGCTCATGCCAGGACGGATGTAGAACAGACTCCTGAGGGTGTTCAGCATGATTTGGATATTATGAATGATGATTCAGAATGGGAGAAATGATATGGCATTAGATATATTGGAATTGCGTAAACTATGTATACCTAAAAAC